ATCCCCGGAGCCGCCGAAACTCGAGGAACTCTGGAAGGATGTTGAATGATTGAGATTGCGACCGTGCCGGCTGTGCTGGCACTCGTGAATCTGCTCAAGAAGGCCGGACTTCCGGCCGCGGCCGCGCCTGTCGTGTCGCTCGTCGTCGGTGTGCTCACCGTGTTTGCTGCACAGCACGCTGATGTGGCCTGGGTGAAGGCCCTGTCGGAGGGTCTCATTCTGGGTCTCGCCGCCGCCGGCGTGTACGACATCACAAAACCCTCCACACCGAAACACGCCGAGTAGGCTACAATGGTGTGGTGTGACAGCCACACCTTTCGACATCGAGCCCGCCGGTCCCGTCCTGCCGGCGGGTTCGGTGTTCAACTACGACATCTGGGGACCCGGCACCGAAGTCCTGCTCTGCAACGTGCCGTGGGACAGCGAGTACAACAATGTGGTCAAGTTCGAATCCCGGAATGCGCTGGACAAATACCTCGAAACATCCCCCGGACCGCGCATTCGCTTCAATGAGCTCTCCTACGCCCGCCCAGAACAGGACGTCCTCCTCGACATCCCGCTCTCGAGTGCGTACGGCTACAATTACATGAAGGTCACCAATGGGGAAACCCACAACGACGGGCCTCAGACCTTCTACTACTTCATCAAAGGTGTTGAACATATCGCACCGCAGACCACAGCATTCCATCTTCAGCTGGATGTGTGGTCCAGTTTCCAATGGGAAGTCACTCTCGGCCGCTGCTATGTTGAGCGCGGCCATTTGTCATTCCTCGTCGCCGGTGCCGGGACCGAAACCGGGCTGAAGAACCTTCTCGTCCCTGAAGGCCTAGACTGTGGTGCTGATATGGTCGAAACCGGCTATCTGAGGCACCGTATCCGGCATCCACAGTCGCGTGGTGACGGCGCGTACAGCATCGTTTTCTTCGCAAGTGCGGATCTCACCACCGACCCCGGAACCGCCCAGAACCCTGTGCTGAACACGTCCAAGGGTTCCAACATTGATCTGCATTCCACAGAGCGAAAGCAGAACGGTGAGGGCACGGTCAACCAGTACCGCCGCGTGTCCGTATCCGTTGGCGCCGATCTGTGGTTCACCTCCGCGGATCACTTCGTCACCGTCATGGACTCCCTGAAGAACGCGCCATGGGCATCCAGGTCGATCATGGCCTGTTTCATCGTGCCGCTGCTGCCCGAGTCGTTCGGCGGCGGGGAATCGTTCCTCGGCAGGGATGCCGCGACCCGGAAGCTCGTCACCGGGTCGTTTACCTACCGCCAGGAGGTGACGCCGGACATCACCACCACCATGATGCACAGAATCCCCGCCCGCTACCAGCACCTCGTCAAGTTCGCAACTCACCCTTACTCGGTGTTCGAACTCACCACATACACCGGCTCCCCGGTGATCCTGAAACCGGAATTGTTCTCCGGCAACCGGCTCGAATTGCAGATCTCCGCTTGCATCATTCCGCCGAATCCGCGCACCGTCATCTACCCCGTCAACTACGGGCGCAGGTTCCGCCAGGATCCGTGGGGTGGGGCGTATCTGGACGCCTGCACCGTGATCACCGAATACCCGCAGTTGCCCATCACGAATAATTCGTATCTGGATTACCTTGCATCGAATAAGAACACCCTGGCCTTCCAGAACGAATCGGTCAACTGGGCTCAGCAGCGCGCCATGATGGGCGCCAACACAGCCTTCCAACAGGCAATGATGGGCATCGACGCAACCCAGCAAAACGCGGATCTTGGTCGGGACATCAATAACCGAAACGCCGGTCTCAGCCGTGAGTTGAACTGGCTGAAGTCGACCCAGCAGGGCATCAACGCCGGTGTCGGTGGCTTGTCGCAGATGGCTTCCGGGAACCTTCTCGGCGGCGCCATCAACGGTCTCATGGGTGTCGGCAATGCCTGGATGGACCATCAGATCAACAACATCTCCATCAACGGCCGCAACGCCATTGCCAACGATGAACTGGCCGGCCGCACCCGCATCAGCAACAACCTCTCCCGCGGGATTGCGAACAGCAACCTCTCCCTCGCCAAGGCCACCGCGGCCGGCGACGCACGCATGGCGATCGCCGGTATCAATGCGAAGGTGCAGGACGCGAAGATGCTGCAACCCTCAGTGTCCGGCCAGTTGGGTGGTAACTTCTCCGCCCTGATCAACGAGCAGGGATACACCGTCAACGTGCGTGTGAAAACCGTTGACCAGGTCGCGGTTGAACGCCTCGGCGAATACTGGCTGCGCTACGGCTACGCGCTGAACCGGTACTGGAATGCCGTTGACCTGCTGCCGATGACGAACTTCTGTTACTGGAAGATGGCGGATGTCACGATGGACACCGCGTTCATGCCGGAACTCTACAAGTCCACGATCAAGGGTATGTTCCTGCGTGGTGTGACGGTGTGGAGGAACCCGGATCACATCATCCACCTCGACATCGCGGACAACGCTCCCACGGGGAATCGGTGGGGTACGGTTGTGCTATGAGTAGAAACCAGTACAACCCCCACGAGGTGATGTCGCGGTTCATTCCCCGGAATCACATCGGCCTCGGCAACATGCGCACCGCCGGCTACTACGACAAATTGTCGGAATGGTGCATGGCCCGCTTCGAGTGGGAAGGCATCCCGGAATCGATCGATGTCAGGTTCATTGAGAAGCAGTTGTACTACGGGGGGCTCGTCGTGCTGTACTGGGACGGCCGTTACGACGACTGGGTGATGGCCGCCGCATCCCCATCCGGGCCCCTTGACCTGTACGGCAACGCAACCTATTACACCACCTACGCGCCACCACCATACGTCTCACTGCAATTGCCGAAGGAAGAATGCGTGGCCGTGTGGGGCACAAACTCGCGCAGGGGGATCGCTGATCAGATGCTTGACTTCGCTGCCCGTCTCGGCGACGTCACCACAACCCTTGAGATCCTCACGAAGAATCTCCGGGTGACGAAGATCATTACCTGTCCGGAGGGGCAGAAACAAACCTACGCGAATCTGTTGAGGGATTGGGATCAGGGTGCGCCCGTAATATTCGGCTACCCCGAACTGAATTACGACAATGTGATCAGCACCCTGGACATGCAGATTCAGCCCGCCTATCTCGAGCAGACTCGCAAGGAATGGCAGCACCTGTGGCGGGAGGCGTTGACGTTCATGGGCATCACCAGTGTTGATGAGACCAAGAAGGAGCGTCTCGTCGCTGACGAGGCGTCCTCGAGGGATGGGCAGGTCATTGCGGCCCGCAACTCGTTCAACAAGCCGAGGCAGCAGGCCGTTGAAGAGATGAATCGCAGGTTCGGGCTGAATGTGTCGGTGAAGTGGGCGTTCGACGAGAACGTCATTCCAGACTTGACGTACAAGGCGGAAACCAATGCTGCCGAGAACGGGAAGGCAGGATTGAATGTCTGAATACAGCGGCGAACTCCGCCACGCCATCGAATATGCGAAACGGCTGAACCTCGACACCGGCCTCGATTCGTACCCGATATTCTCCGAAGCCTACCGGCCCCGCCTGAACCGGATCATTCTCGAACACTACTGGCTGCGCGAGGTCGGCCAGGAAACGTACGAACTGTTCTTCTTCGAACTCCGGAGGCGGCTGTACCGGGACATGCCAATGTTCAACCAGGCCTATCTGGCGATCGCCAACGTCGGCGACATCCTCTCAACCTATGAGATCAAGTCGGTGAATAAAGGCACCACCAAGTCGTCCAGCACAGAGAGCGGGGAGTCGACGAACACGTCGTCCACGAAATCCGGATCACTTTCCAGCCAGTTCCCTCAGCAGATGCTCAAGAGCGACGGTGACTACGCCACCTCTGGGGGCAGGTCGTCGTCCAGCAGCGACGGCACCGGAACCAGCAGCGGGCGTTCCACCGCGGAGACGATCAACGACGCGCTGAACGACTCCTCGGGCCGTCAGGGGTCGGTGACCCGGTTGATGGGTGAGTACCTGTCGTCGTACATCAATGTCGACGGGCACGTGCTCAACAACCTGTCCGACTTGTTCATGAATGTGTGGAGTTCAGGGCAGAGGATCGTGCCCGAGCCGATACCATGGATCATGCCACCATTCTTCCCGGGTTTCATGTACGGAGGTCGATTCTGATGCCCATAGCGCCCTACATAGCACCGATCGGTCCGATCGGTCCGATCAATTCCGTTGTCGCATTCACCCACTCCGATGCGTACACCTTCCTTGATGTGCTCGCTCAGATCAAGGACAAGGTCAACGAGCTCGTCGGCGCACACGGCATTCAGGACAAGGCCATTGAGAAGTTCGTCACGGATTCGACGAACAAGATCAATGAGTTCATCGCCAAGTTCGTGCACCACACCGTACATGACGATGAAAACGGTGTCATTCACTTCGCCATGATGAATGGTGAAGAACTGCTCACGTACACCACTGCGCAGTTTGACAAGGTGTTCTCCAAATACAGGGGTGACACTGACGCGTGGATCCGCGAATTCCGCACCGAACTCACCAACCAGGTCACGCAGGCCCGTACATCCCTCGAGACGCTCGTCAACACCGCCCGCACCGAACTGACCGAAAAGGTCGACCGCGAAGTCCGCGAGGTGCGGGAGTTCGCCGCCAAGAAAGCGAACCGGCATTACGAGGTCGTCAAGGATCACGGCGCCGTTGCCGACGGCACTACGGACGACACCGCTGCCATCCGCAAAGCCATCACCGCCGCTGGGAAGGGTGGCCACGTGTACTTCCCCAAGGGTGTGTACCGGGTCACCGGTTCGTTGGAGTTCCTCGAGGACCAGTACATTGCCGGCACGTCCGGGCAGTGGGGAGACAACGAACCCGACTCGTCCCTGGTGTTCGACATGCGTGAATCCAAGGGCATTGTCTTGAATTATGGCAATGTCATGGAGCGCATGCGCATTGAGGGACCCGGTTTCGAGCGGCTCGGCTGTGTTGGGTTGCACATCAAGAAGTACGCAACCATCCGGGATTGTTACTTCCTGCGTTGGGACAAGGCTGTGTATGTGGAGCAGAACTGGTACACCCAGCTGGACCGGTGCAAGTGGTGGTGGAATACCACCGCGGTGGATGCGAACTACTGCTACAACCTGGCCATCACGGAGCCGCACATCATGGCGGATCGTGGCGACAAGGCCGGGAAGATGGGTGTGATCCTCCGGGAGGGCACCATGTGCCGAATCAACGGTGGCGCCATCGAGGCCTATCAGACCGCGATCGAGTTGAACACGAACTGCCAGGTCAGTATTTTCGGCACCTATTTTGAGACCGACAAGCAGATCCAGGCCGAGAACCGGCGGTTGTTGCACTTCCGTGGCGGCGGTGCATCCGCCACCGCTGTTGGCTGCCAAATCTACCTTCCCAACCATCGCGCCATCTGGGACGCATCCCAGCAGGGCTCCGGGGAGAATCTGAATCTGATCGGCAACTTCTACAAGGGAGGTTCGCCGAATGAGGACGCCGGATTCATCATCGATACTAATGAGACGAATCCGGGCGCGTTGCAGGTCGTGGCGTTGGGGGAGTCGAACACGAACATGTCCACCGGTGCCTACCGGTACATGCGTCCCAAGAAGCCGGGTACGACGATTGCGACGTTCCCGTACCGGGTCAATCAGGATCGTGGCGGACAGCAGGTGTTCCACGCCGGCCAGCACATCGCGAGCCCGTTGAACGGGACCGTCGCCACCGGCTACGGAGACACCCTCCCCTCGTTCGGTGATGCCGCGCGGTCGATGATGGGTGCCATGTTCTGGCACACCGGGAAAAACAAGATGTGCGTGTTCACCCTCGACGGGTGGAAGGACACGCAAGGGAATGCCATCTGATCATGGCATTCGGAACTCCGGAACTCAACGTCACCATCCACGTCCTCGGACTCGTCGAGTCGAACCTGTCCTATACGGACATCTACACCGGCGACCCGATCACCATCGGGATCATGCAATGGTACGGGGTGCGGGCAGGCAGACTGATATCGAGGATCCGGAAGTACGATCCGGCCGGGTACGCCATGCTGCCCGGCCGGCTCCGCTCCATGCTCGAAAGCAACGGCCCCTCGAGCGAGGCGTGGAACTCGCTGTGGCTGCGGAAAGAGGAGTTGGCGCCGATCCGGGCTGTCATGGTGCGACCGTTGACGAAGTGGGTGCAGCACGTCACCGCGAACCAGGACATGGGCGACTACCTCGCCCTCGCGAAACGTAAGGGCATTGACCCTGATGTTGTGCCGAAGACGGCGATCATGTTCATCGTGAGCAATCACCAGTGGCCGGTGGGGACGAACAAGGCCGTCAAGATCGCTGGCGCGAATCCCAGCCTGGACGCCTACATGAACGCCCTCCGGCAGGTTGGTGGCTCGTTCACCAAGTACTGGAGCCGCTACACCAAAGCTCGGGCCGCCATCGACAAGTGGGACACGTCCCCGCCCTTCCCGGGTTACACATTGAAGCCCGGAATGCGTGGCGGCGTGGAGGTCGACCCCTACGCCGGCGACACCCTCCCCGGAACCCCCGGTGGCGACGACGGAGGTGGCGGTGGCAGCGACCCACAACCCCCGCCGCCGATCGACGGAGACAATGGGGGTTCGGATGAGATCCGCCTGATCCAGTTGCACAACGGCTCGATGGTGGTGCACTGGACATCCGGCAGCAAGCAGATGATGACCCCCACACAGCCGGGCATGTGGGTGCCCGCCGGTCAGGCATCCCACGGCAAGGTGCCCGGAGGCGGCGATGACGACGTCCGCTCCCCCGCCGCGCGTGCGTCCGCGGTTTCAGCAGTGGAGCCTTCGCCGCCGCAGCACACGAGCTGGCCGACGACGGTGGCTACACCTACACCTCGCTT